CGACTTAGACATTGCTTGCTCCTTGCCCCGTGGGGCGTGGGTTGTGGCGCCACCGAACGACTCGGCGACAATTGAATTGTCCCACAGCCCGCCATCACAGTCAACTCTCCCTTTCCCCCGCGATTCTCACGCGCAGTCCTTCGGACCGCGCGCTGAACAGGCGAAAGGGTGGGAGGCCTCCCTCATGGGGGTTCCAGCGTGCTGTTTTGGGTCCTGATTCGAGGCCTCAGCTCATCCGCTGGCTCGCAGCGTGTGCCCCCGCGTGTGCGCCCCCAGGGCTGCGTACCCGCTCAGCGCGCGTCCATGCGCGGACATGCGCGGATGCGTGCCTGCGCGCGCGAGGGCATCCAGGCGTGTGCTCGTGCGCGTGTGTATGCGCGCGAGAACCCACCCCCCACCCCCCTTCGTTGGACCTATATATTTTATCTTCAGTACGCGCGCTTTAACTTAACTAAGTCAAACATCTATTGCGTCAGCTGTAGTATTGATTATGATGGTGTTAGTTAATCTAACTAGGAGGACCAGTCATGGGACCCAAGGTAGAGACGAGAGAGGATCGGAACGAGCTTTGGCGTCGGTGGGAGGGTAATGTCCCCAGCGAGGCTTCTGAGCTTGTTCCTGCGTTGTTCGATCTGATTGACGAGCGTGATGAGCAGATCCAAAGCCTGCGAAGAGAAAGAGATATTCTCGTTGAGGCTTACTTGGATGGAAGAACGCAAAGCAAAGCGCTGTAAGGCCTACAGGTTCATCCTTACGGCCGTCTCATTCGGAAGTAATGAAGACGAAGCCTTAGAGAACCTACTCGAATCCCTGGGAGAGCCCGCATTAGAGGCTTTCGAGGAAGGTATTACCTTCGAGGCCCTGGATTACGCTTACTTCACTAGAGAAGACTTCATAGCTGAAGCCTAGAGTCTTAGTAGCCTACTAGGCTAGTAGCCTAGACAGGTAGAAACGTTGTTTCTTTAGCGTTGCCTAGTAGGCTAGTAGGCTAGTAGGCTAGTAGCCTACGCTGCCTACAGCGCGAGCATACGAAGCACACAAGAGGCCGTCAAGCCCAATCGGTCAATCTGAACATGATGCTTGACTGTGGCGGCGGGCCGTGTTAGCTTACCGATGTTGCTCCTTGCCGAGCCACGCCCCCTAATGTCTCTTCAAGGTAGCTCCTTGGGGAGGCAGGGGGTGCTGGATCGCTGGAGCTGACCAGGGGCGTTCACTGAACGTTTAGTTAACTTCTCCCCTTTAGGGGTATGTGGAGGTGCGTGTGATGAAGGCGGTGGAGCTTAGGGAATTTATAGTCAAGGCATGGCCTAAGGGGCATGGAGACGCAGACACGCTGGACATGTGGCTGTCTAGGGCGGCTATAGCCTTCCCAGACGTTGATTTACTAGCTGATGCGAGGAAGGCAGCTGTCTGGGAGGCCGAGAAAGCCTCGAATAAGAAGAAGAGTGCTCGTCGCTTCCTGACGAATTGGTGGTCGAGGACGCAAGCGTCCTCTAAGCCTGTCGCTCCTGTTGTTTCTTTGTCTGCTGTGCGGTGGTTAAGCAAAAACAACAAGCATCCAGACTACGTGTTTGAGGCTTGGGCGCGAGGCAAGGAAGTAACACCCCTCGCTGTAGTGGAATTCTGCAATTACATGGGGGTAACTGCCCCTGATTCTTGCGAAGAGGTCGTAGAAGTCTTTTTAGGGGGGGTGTGAGATGGCTTTTTCGTCAGAGAAGGCGCTTCTGTGCGTTTGTTTGAGAGATCCAGTCTGTGTAGACGAGGCCCTAGCCTTAGGAGTTAAGAAAGACCACTTTGACCACGCTCACTACAGGGTCCTGTGGGCGCAGTTTGTAAAGGACAGAACAGCAGGGATAGGGCCAGACAGAGCCACCCTGTATGACCGCTTTGAAGGGCGCATAGGGAAGGGGAAACTCTTTGACTGCTATCAGACCTTCGGGACGATGGTCGAGAACATCGAGAGAACGCCAGCAAACAGGAAAAACGTAGAAGCCTACGTTGGTGCTGTCGTAGAGGCGGCTCGTAGGAAGCATATTGTGCGGCTAGCCCGCATGGTGATTGCTTCTGACCAAGACCAAGAGCCCTTCTCTGAGATTCTTAAGTACTCAGCCTCTATAGCCACAGTAACTACGTGGGCTCCAGAGGGACGCTCAGAGCCACGAATAGCGCATGACTTAGCTAAGGATTACTTAGAAGACCTAGAGGCTCAGCGCCTTGGCCTTAAGACGAACACGCTCCTAAAGACAGGGATAGAGAGCTTGGACAACATTCTCTACGTCAGGCCGGGGCAGATGGTCGTTGTTGGCGGGAGGCCCAAGATGGGCAAGACGCACTTGATGATTTCAATGCTCAGAAACGTAGCCAGAATCCACGACAAGCCGACTCTGTTTGTTTCTGCGGAAATGAACGAGATGCAGATAGGCGAGCGCATCGCAAGCTCAGAGGCTGACCTGGGAGAAACAGCCCAAGACGTAGTGTCCGCGAGAGAGGGGATTCTCGACCGGTGGGACAACGTTCCTATCTACTTCGATGACAAGCCTAAGAGCCTGGGTGCGACTCTTATGTCTATTCGTATGCAGAAGAGGAACCTCGACATCTCAGCTGCGGCGATTGACTACCTTCAACTCCTCAAGCTTCCGCAGTCTACAAGCAGGGAGCGTCAGGTAGCGGAGGCGTCCAGCGCCTTCAAGAGACTGTCTATGGAGCTGAATATTCCTATCTTTGTGGTGGCTCAGCTGAATCGCTCCTGCGAGTTCAGAGAGAACAAGAGGCCCATCCTTTCAGACCTCAGAGACTCGGGGCAGATCGAGCAGGACGCCGACGCCGTAGTCTTTGTCTATAGACACTGCGTCTACGACACAGACTACCCAGGGACAGACGAGGCTGAGGTCATCGTTCGTGCCCAAAGAAACGGCCCGACAGGCACGGCGTTCTGCAAATGGGAGCCAGGACAGGGGTGGTTCAATGACAGAAACGACTGAGAACTGGAGAAATACACACGCACGGCTTGTGTGCTTAGCCTTCACAGACCCCCCTACCTCTCATAACTACTGGCCCGAGCATGACGAGTGGCAGGAGTGGGCCGTTCAGGTGCACAGGTCCGCAGTAAGGAAGGCTGACAGCCTCAGGGCCGTTGGTCCTCTCTATGTATCTGCGTGGCTTGCTATGCGAGCAGCCTCTCGTGGGTGGGAGGACTTGTTTAATTTGTGGGGAGAGAAGGCTCACTCAGCAGGCGAAGTGACAAAAGAAGTACTTGAGAGCGCGCTATTTAAGAAGCTTGGGTGGGCGCTTGCTCTGGAAGAGCGGATAGACATTGGGTGGAGAAGGTTCCGGCAGGAGTACGAGGAGTCCTTTGGTTATCCGCTTAGCTGTAGTCCTCTTGTTGTTGAGTCTTATGCGGAGGAGCGGTGATGCGTGTTTTTGTTGGTATAGATCCAGGGATGACAGGGGGGCTGGCCGCAGTGAGCGAGGAAGGTGGCCTCCTCTCTGTCATTCCTATTCCGAGAATGAACGGCAGCACAGGCCCGCAGGACTACCACGCAATCAAAGACTGGTTTGCCTCTATCAAGAAGATGGGGAAGGTAGAGGCTGCTCTAGAGAGAATCTCAGTCAGGCCGGGGGAGGGCGTCAAGAGCACGCTCACGGCAGGGAAGAACTGGGGATTCCTCAAGGGAATGCTCGTAGCCATAGGGGCTAGGTACGTCGAGCCCACTCCTCAGGCGTGGAAGAAGGCGCTTAGCCTTCCTAAGCGCTCTGGAAAGGAGAGGAAGAAGGGAAAGGAAGATGCAGCTGTACTAGCGACTCAGCTCTTTCCTGGCCTGTGCCTTACTCCAGGGAAGAAGCGCATCCCACACGATGGGATGGCTGATGCTGTTTTGATTGCTGAGTATGCGCGAAGAGTGCTGGGCTAGTAAGCCCCGACCAGGGCATCTTCCATGGGACCCGGGATACCCTTCTTCTTCTTGGGCTTGGGGGGACCAGGGTTATGCTTTGCGCCAGGACAGGGGGCAGCTGGCCCAGCGTTGATGATGATCTTGATCATCGGGCCACCAGTAGGGGGGTGAGGCTTCTTCAGGGCCTTCTTCCCCTCTTCTTCCATGACGTCCTCAACCGTTTCCGAAAGGTGCTTGTCTGGGATGTGCATCAGTACTTCCTTCTCCTGCCTTGAGAGGCTTTTATTGCCTTGCCCTGGCGACCGGCCTTCTTCTTAGCCCCCTTGCCTGTGTAGCATTTTCCACTAGAGCCGTACTTTCGACCAGACTTACCACCAGACTTACACTTCTTAACCGGCATATTGTATTTGCTTTCTAGCTCGCTGGCGTTTACTGTGTCAGCACAACACCATTGGAGGGTTCTATGTTTGATCCTAGCGAACTTACCGTAAAAGATGCACGTGCTCAGTTGAGCGGGTTGGATCTTACTGCCCTTGAGTCGGTTCTCCAGGCAGAGATTGACGGAAAACACCGCTCATCCCTTATCGCGGACATCGGAAGGGCCATTGACGCCCTCAAGACATCGGAAGAAGACGCAGAGGAAGAGGAAGCTGCGCCTGTCGAGCCCTTGATTGTGTCGAAGCCGCGCCGAACCATCCCTGAGGTTGAGTGGCACCAGCTTAGGCGAGCAGAGAAAAAGCTCTACGTTGCCTGTGGTCCCGGCCTTTTCGTGGAGAGATAATGGAGGGGCTAAAGAGTTGCACTACATGTAAGAAAGCTCGCCCTCTAGCCTCTTTTCACAAGGACTCTCGATCAAAAGACGGACGCCGCTCTCGGTGTTCTGCCTGTGTTTCTGCTCGCGCAAAGCTCGACTCAAAGAGGCCTCCTGTTATCGACGGGGGAGTTACGCACTTAATATGTCCCAGGTGCGTGAGCGCTGGCCGAGACGGCCGGCTTCCTCTGAGCGACTTTGGCCTAGCGAGGAGGCGAAGGAGTGGCAAGAACTCTTGGTGCCGCCAGTGCTGTTCTGAGGCTACGTGCGAGTGGCAGAGAACAGACGGCGGTCGCAAGAAGCACATCGAGGCAGTGAAGCGGTACAACGCGAAGAAGCGTCGAGAGCGCCTTGGCGTGTCCTCCTGAGTTTTCTTCCGACGTAGATCGGTACGAGTGGGAGATCCGACAGCGTTACTCCACGATGGACACGCTGGATAGGTGGGTAGCGTCAGACGGAATACACACGATAGGCCCTCCCATACCGCCTGGATTCCCGGTGTTTTGGGACGAGAAGGCTACGCCGGCCTTTGAGAAGGCGACAGCGGCTGGGTTTGTTGCGTGTCGCCCTGCGGCCGTTGAGCTTGGCATCTCTCGCAAGTCGGTTCGCCTTCTGGTCGATAGGCTTACAGACCTACAGGTTGCCTACGTTGTCTATCCTGGGAAGAAGAGAAACAGCAGGTATCACTGTCGAGTTATCCACAAGGCTAGCCTGAGGGTTGTTCGGAAGAGCCTCCCTATTTGGATGGAGAAGGCGAGGAAAGGTGGCAAGAAAACAACAGCAGAAAACCTTCGCAGAGGTCGCTGAGATTGAGTTGACATCAGGCGACTACGACGACTTCACCTCCTTCGCGGAGGAGCACCTGTTTATTCAGACCAAGAGGGGGGAGCTTCTCCCTTTCAAGCTGAACAAGAGTCAGAAGATCCGCCAAAAGATGTTGGACGAGATGCAGGAGGCTGGAGTCCCCATCCGCGTGTGGGAAGCAAAGGCGAGACAGGCAGGCTGTAGCACCCACATCCAGGGCTGGCTTTTCCACCGCTGCGTTACCAGAAGAGACGAGACAGCGCTGATTGCTGCCCACGCAGACCACTCCGTCCACGGCATCTTTACGAAAGCAAAGCTGTTCTACGACAACCTTCCGGTAAACCTTCAACCACTAACCAAGTACAACAACAGGACAGAGCTAGACTTTCGGGCACCAAACGGGCCGACAGGTTTGCGAAGTCGTCTGTCCGTCATGACAGCAAAAAGCGCAGAGGACGCCCGAGGAACAACGGCGAGACTGGCTCACTTCTCAGAGGTGGCCTTCTACAAGCAGCCAGAGCGCTACTTCCTTGCGACCCTCCAGTCTATGCCAGACGGGCCAGGAACCTTCGCTTACGCGGAGTCCACATGTAACGGCTCTGGAGACTTTCATCACACGATGTACCTGGGCGCGCGTGTGTGGGGAGGCAAGCCTTACCCGTGGATGCCGCTCAAGGAGAAGTTCCCTGGAGACGTAGACTCCGCTTGGTACGCCCACTTCACGCCGTGGTTCATTGTGTCGGAGTACAAGCGGGCCCTTCTTTGTCCTGAGCCAGAGTTTGTGGCTTCTTTGGACGGCCCCGAAAGAGAGCTTCTGGATAAGTTTGGAGAGTGGATCTCCCTTGAGAACCTGTCATGGCGCAGGGCGACGATTGCTACGAAGTGCGGCGGCTCTATAGAGCGCTTTCACCAAGAGTATCCAAGCACAGACCAAGAGGCGTTTAGCGCGTCAGGCTCCCCCGTCTTCGACCTGAACTCAATACGTGCTCAAAGAGAGGTGCACGGGTGCTGGTGTGACCTATGCCTTCCGTATGCCGGGGCAGAGGTTCCAGAGAAGAACACTTGCCCAGAGCACAAATGGTACGAAATCAGAGACTCAAGCGACTACCCATCCGGCAGAGAGCGCATGTATTCCACCTACAGGCCCACGCTTGATGAGGTAATGCCTGGGAGTGGGCGCTTTTCTGTATGGAAGCATCCTGAGGCTGGGCTTAGGTATGTCGTCTCGGCGGATGTGAGCAAGGGGATAAGCAGCAAGGATTGGGATCACATCTATGTATGTGACCTATCTACGCTTGAGCAGGTTGCAGAGTGGCGGGGAAAGATTGAGCTAGACGACCTCGCCCCGCTTTGCCTTCTTATCGCGCTTCACTACAACAACGCAGTGTTGGCCCCTGAGGTTACTGGGCTTGGGGCTGGCTTGATTGCTCTGCTTGAGCGCTCTCGTTACTTCAACCTGTACCGGCGGGTATCGACAGACACCATCGGGGGGCCAACGGTGATGCTTGGGTGGGACACCACAAAGAAGACTAAGCCAGCGATGGTTGGTCTTATGCAGAGAGCCTTAAAGGAAGGCTACGTGAAGATTCACTCAAGGCAGGTTCTTGATGAGATGGAGGCGTATACGAGGACAGTGCTTTACAGCAAGGACGGAATCGACTCCCTGCGGGCGCGGATGAGTGCTCCTCCTGGGAAGAACGACGACGCTTGTGTTGCTGCGATGATCGGCACGGCGGTCACTCACTACACGCCAGGAAGCATGACCAAGATTAACTCAGTCAAGGTAGACATGGAGCGGGCGATGGATCACCGAAAGTGGACCTACGATGATTGGGACGAGTTTGAGAAGCAGTCAGCTAGGAGGCAGCGGACTCGACGCCGGTAAGGATGTAGACCCCCCGTCCAGTCTTCTCGATTCTGCCTGGGTCTTTGTAGATAACGTCGTGGACTGCGCTGTTAGAGAGGCCCGTCGCCTTGATGATGTCCCTTAGGCGCATCTCTCCACGCTTGCTAAGCAGCGACTCAATAGCCTTCCTCGCTTCGTCTCGCTGGTTTCTGGTGGGCTTTGCGTTGCTCTTATCAAGGGTCCCCTTGCTTTCCCCAGAGTCAGCGACGGCCGACCCCGCAACGGCAAGCTGTCGATCTCTTTCTTGCTTTGTGTAGTAGCTCTTGCCCTTAAGCTCAGGGCTCGCAGTCCGACCCCACGTTCCCTTGACGGTGAGGTCAGCTGGAGCAGAGGTGAACGCCCTCTTGGCCCCAAGCCTTCCGCACCACCAGCACCGGACATCCCTAAAGTCGTCTTTGCTGCTTCTTTCGTAGATTGCCCATTTTGTGCGCCAGTCAAAAACTCGACCACAAAGAGCGTCAGTACACCGCATGTCATAGATACGCATATCAATCCTAAGCTGGGAACTTGTTGATTATAGCGGCTTGATTTTGTGGCGCTACTTCGCGGGGCCCTGCGCCAGCGAGAGGCTGCCCTTCTGCCCCTGAGCCGACATCCCTTTGGTCTTCGGGAGTAGCGCCCTCTGCTGTCTGGGCTGCCGCTCCAGCGCTCATTGCCGCCCCCTGTAGCTGCGAGAGGGGGCCAACAAGCGCTCGCTTGTCTTGCCTCCAGACCCGGAATGCCTGATCCATAAACTTCTGGATAGCATCCGGCGGCATAAGGCCACCCTGAACAAGAGGGGCCATGGTAGCGACGACGCCCTGAATGGTCTGAAGGAGCCCCATGAACGCACGCTGCTCTTCTGCTGGGTCTGTCGGAATGGTTGAGCCAGCCATGACGTTCACATCAAACATTCCCTGGATGTCGGAGGATGTGAATGAGACAAACTCGTCCTCCCCGTTTTCTCCGTCGATTCTCAGATACCGAATCTCGTCCCAATACTGGCGGATGATCGAAAGCATCTTCCTGGCGAGTGCCGAGACAAAGCGTTCCGTTGCCTCTAGGCGCATACCAACGCGACCCCTTGTAGCAGCAGACGCGATAGCGACTTCTGTTGCCGTGGTTCCCTTTCTGCTTGCGCCTCCCCTCTGGAAGACATCAATGCCAGAGACCTCGTGCATGAGCTTGGACAGACCGCTCAAGACCATGGGGGTTGTGCTGGGAGGCGGGGCCTCTGGCAGAAGCATGATTGCGTCCTGAATTCTGGCGACGGAAGCAGGAAGCTCTGCAACGTCCATGTCCTCGCTGGACTCAAGAAGCGCAGCTAGCTGACCAGACTCAAGCGCGCCAGGGGCCGCAACGAACTTACGGCGAGAGGAAAGCCTGTGGTGCCTAAGAATGTAATCCCACTCTTCGTTCAGCCTGTCTGCGATCTCCTTAACAGAGGCCATGTCAGAGACTCTGGTTGAGTAGAAGTCGTTGGGCACGTGGACGAAGCGAAGCACCTCGTATGGGTAGCCCTTCATTTCGATTGGATCTTCGATACTTCTAACCAGGGCATCCTTTGCGTCGTTGGTTCCTGGGTTCCTAAGGAGCCACATCACATGTCGCCTTAGGCCGTCTTCGGTGGTTGCCCAATAGCGAACCTCGGACAACGTGACGTACTCTGGAACGCTTTCGGGTTGCGATAGGTTGTTGCTGGCGGACTGTCCGCTTAGGGAGGACGGGACGGCCTCGTTGAGCCATGTGTCGGCCTCTACCTCCCTTGGGATGTCGAACCTGTCGTCCCTTCTTAGGTCGTCCAGCCGAACAATCATTCGCTCACAAACCCAAGGGCACTGCCCAAGCTCAGCGTAGCCAGGGGGAAGAATGAGGTCCCAGGGAGCTACCCTGGACAAGGTTGGGTTGTCGTCTGGGCCCTCCTCAAAAGACAGGAACTCGTCTGACATCATTGAGCGTAGTCGTCGTTGCTGTGCCGCGCTGAGGCCCCCCTCTGTTCCCTCCTCGCCTGGATCAATCTTCTCTGGGCCCGTGTCGTACTCTTCCTCTGTGTAGAAGGAGTCGCTTGCCTCGTACCCAGACTTAACAAAGCCAACGCCAAACAGAAGAGTGTCTAGGACGGCGTTTCTGATGACCCTGTTGCCGTCAATTTCTCGCCAAACGTAGTTAAGGGCACTTTCGGCAATGCGAGCCGAATCCTTATCTGTTGGCCTTCTCGGCTTCACGTAGATGTGGGGGTTTGCTGAAATCACCCCAGGCAAGATTGTGTTGGCGTTGGACAGCAAGAAGTTAATCTTCATCGAATCATCTTCTTGGTAGTGCAGCCCAGAGCGGCTTGCATCGCCATCGAGCTGTGAAGAGTAGTCTTGCTGGATCGAGCGCCAGTAGGGGAGGTGGTTCTCCTCTATCAGTCGCTCGGACTCTTCGATTTTTTCTAACCAGTCAGATACTTCAGAAGCGGTGAGTTCCACAGAAAAGCCCTCGTTTAATATTGGGTGATGGTACTTGACAAAAGTTTGTGGTTAAACTCCTATTGTCCAACGCAACCAAGCGTATGGAGGAGCCATGACAGCAGAAATGCTTGCCAACAACCCAGACGAGATCCACGAAGAGGATAACTCAGATGAGATTGGCGAAGAGGTTGATGATGTTGATGGTAACGAAGAGCACTTCGTAAGCCAGAGCAGCGAACAAGAAGAATCTTTTTGGGGCGGAAATCCTGACGAGCTTCCAGAAGAGCTTCAGTCTACCTACAAGGGCATGCAGGCGGCATTCACCAAGCGCATGCAACGGTCGGCTGAACTCGAACGGAAGTATTTCGATTCCATTGACGCAGCAAATGCTGCGGTTTTGGCTCGTGCTCAGGCAGACCGTACTCCTGAGCTAGAGGCAGAACCGGAGCCCGCTCCCGATCTGTCCAAAGGCTCATCGCCTGAAGACGTAATTCAATTTTACGTTAAGCAGGCGGTGAAGGAAGCCATCGAGAGTTCTGGCGTTAGTCAGCTGGCCCAAGAGATGCAACCAGTTGCTCACAGGGAAAAGGTAGTGGGGGCTTATCGAGTCTTCGCAGCCGAGAACCCTGAACTTGACCATGCGCAGCTTGCCCCGCTTGCTGGCCGAGCCATTGACTCGGATCCAGAACTTTCGGAGCTTGCTGCGATCAACCCAGTAGCCGCGATTAAGCTTGCTGCTCGCCTAGCGCAAGCGGAGCTTAGGGTTTCGGCAACAAAGCAAAAAAGTCGTAAACGGCGTCAGGCCGCGCCTGTTTCAGCCCGTAGTGGAACCTCAGTCAAGCGGAAGAGAGAATCTATGCTTGACGCGGCTACTAGGGCGCTGAAAGAGGCGGGTATCTCGCCGGAACACTTCTAACCCCAGGGAATAAAATGCCTGCTGTCACAGCGACTATCCCGTTTGATCGGGTCTATTCGACCACCGCAGCCGCCGAGCGGTCTACGGTGGCGATGGAAATCGTCCAAGCTAACCCTCTCCTCTGGCACATGTATCGCCAGGGCTCTGTTATTTATGAAGGTGGTACTGAGTGCCGCGTTCCTGTGGTCCTTACGGAATCGCAGAACGTTGGTGCCATTGGCACCTACGCCACGTTCTCTACCACCCCGGAAGACGGACCCGACAAGGCTCGTTATCCCAACTGGTACAAGAACCGCGCTTCGATGGTGATTGACAACACTGAGCTTGCCCAGAACCGTGGCAAGTACCAGATCGTCAACCTCCTTCAGGCGAAGATGGCTATTGCCAAGATCAGCATGGTCAATGACCTTGCCCGTCAGATGTATGCTGATGGCGGTGCTGAGACTTCGACTGCTGGCGCGAACGTGCTGGAGCTTAATGGCCTTGGCTCGATGATTGAGTTCCTTGCCGGAACAGCTGCCCAGCCTCAGATTCAGACCGTTGGCGGCATCAACAAGAACGTGACGACTGGTGGTTACGCGAACTGGACAAACCAGTTCGGGCAGATCGCCGCGTTTGGTACGGATGGCTTGGATACCTGGGAAGAGGTCTATATGGACTGCTCCCAGCGTGGCACGCACCCGGACATCATTCTGGTTGATCCCATCGTGTACCGCTTCTTCAAGCGGCTCGTGGCTCCCAATCAGGAAGAGCGGGATGTTGCTCTCTGGAACCAGGGCTTCGAGAACCTCCTCTTTAACGGAACGCCCGTCGTTCCCGACGAGGAGCTTAACGGAACTGGCCGATGCTACTTCCTGACGACCTCTGGAAAGCGCGGAGTCTCTGACTTCAATCTGAAGCCTGAGTATTTCGAGGTCCCTGGCAAGAACCCGCTGGTTCAGGCCAAGGGAACTGGAATCGGACTTCAGCTGGCTATCCTTCAGTCCGACGATTTCCGCCAGACCGAGTTCCTTACGCCGCCCAATAGCGATGTGATTATTAGTCACACCTACTTCACTTCGATGTTCGTTAGCTCGTCCATGTCCCGTCAGGGTGCCGTGAACTTCGCTGGCGGCGTTCCCGTCTTTTAGGAGTCTAAGATGTCTGGATTTATGTTTGGTGGTTCAGCTCTTACGCTGGACATCGGTGTTCGCAACGACACTGGCGGCGTTGCCGTCGCTGGCGATGTTGTGCAGATTGACTTCGCGCAGGGCGCGGTGGGCCAGGATGGCTTTGGAGCCGTTACGCCCGCTGCGGGTGGTGCCGACAACGGCTGGGCTGACAACCCGCTAGATGTCGGTTCTGGCTTCTTTTCGGTGACGGGTGCTGTTGTCGCGCCCCCTGGGCTTAACATCCCGTCCCTTGAGGCTATGATCATTCGCGTAGGAGGCGCTTCCCAGGTTCAGGTGCTTGCTCCTGGCGGCGGTATCGCAGTAGGAGACTTGCTTGACATCTCTCCTGGTAACGACTGGTTGGTTATCTCCGGTATGAACGGTGGAAATATCTCTGTTGCCAATACTGCGGCTTCAATCGGCTTGATTCGTGGCGTTGCCCTGGAGGCCCTTGGGGCTGGTCTGACCTCTGTCATCAGCGTCTGGCTCCGTCCGTTCGGCGGCGCATAATAAACAACGTGTGTCAGGTGGGGGGCTTCGGTCCCCCACCTACGCAACTAGGAGATAGAAATGGCTGTAGCAGCACACGTTAGCCGGGTAGCGAAAGATTACGCTCCGTACGGCTATTCAATTATGGAAACGGCCACCGGCACGGTCTACACAGAGGCTACCGGAACTGTTGACAAGACTGAGCTACTGCTCATCAATGATGACGCAGATATTTACATTGAGAGCATCACAATCCTCGCCATCACGGCGGTTACTGCGGACAACACGCACTACCTGACCATGATGTGCGGCTCGTTTGCCTCTGGCGGCACCGATGCGGAGTTGCACTTCACCCCGTTCACCACCGAAATTACTGGTGGTGGGACGCTGGCGGTAGGCACCCAGTACGCACAGACAGTGCTTTTCCCGGTTGTGGCGAAGGGTCGTCAGTTGGTGTTTAAGGTGTCTAAGGCAGCAACTGGCGGTGGCGGCGAGGCGGACAACAGGGAGATCGGAATCTCTGTCCGCTACCGTCGCAAGGCTTAGTTAAAACTCACTCGCCTTTTGGGGGTCGTTCGTGAACCTCTTGGAACTCAGGACGGCCCTCAAAGAGCGGCGTGACGACTACTCCCCCTCTGACGCACGGCTTAATCGACTAATCAATCAGGCTTACCTAGACATCTGCTCTAGGCGTAAGTGGGG